TTATCGTAAAACTCCTTCATTTCATCATTTAACATATAAGAAAGTTCATTTCTAAAATTTATCCATGATCTTGGGTCGATTTCCAGATCTGAGTCATCTGTAACCTCATCAATTGCCGCCTTTAACACATCTCTTTTGTACCTATCAAAATCATGGTAATCCCTATAAAAACAAGGATTAGACCCATCCATACGATTATATACCTCATTTTTTATTTGGAAGTACCGTCTTGTTAATTTATTTTGATTTTCTGTTATTATAATTTTCATAATTTTATTGTTCTACAATATTCTTCAATTTTTTGACTATACATATCATCCAAAAATCCACGTATTTGATCAAATATCTCTGACAGTTCTTCTAGAACATCTCCTTCTTCATCCTCAACCCAACTATCTTCATAGTAATGTAGAATTGCGTCTGTTGTATCAAAAATAACGTCATATTTACAATTATCACAATTAATATCTGACCTAGTGAGACCACTAATAAAACGGTTCATTGACTTGGAAAGTAATTCCTCAATAAGATCTTTATCCACAAGATACTTACCAATTCTTCGAATGGTACTATAATCAACATTCTTACCAGGAATATACTTTACCCCTTGTAGATACATTTTCAAATCTGATTCAGTTAATAATTTTAGTTGTCTTTCTGTGATAATGATTTTCATATAATATAAATACCCCATAAAACAAAAAACCCCACTGATGAGGTGGGGTCGTATTATTATTTTTAAATATTAATTATTCCTGTTAAAATTTCTCAACACATCATCTTTTGAAATTGGTCTCATACCTTTATTTTGTCTATATGAACGACCTTTATGACTATCCAAAATATTATTCAATACCTCAACAACATCAGATGTTTCAACATCATCAAATTCTCTATCAATTAATCTATTAATACTTGAATATAAGTCACTTTTTCTATCTGAAAGGTCTTCATTAACGGCACTACTGTTGGACAATTTACGATATCTTCGTTCTGCTAGGGTTTGTTCGGGATCCTCTTTGTTTTCAAAACCGTCGTTATCGGCATATATATCTGTTCTTCCTTCATATTCCGGAAACTCATCCTTTGTCCCATCACCAGAAGATGATTCTCTGATTATTTTTTTTACTAACATATTAATGTCTTTTTCTGTAAGTCTTACAATTTTTTTCATTTTTAATTTGTTTTACATTTAAATTTTGATTTTTCGAATTCTTCCCAAGAATTATACCCACACTTTGTCGCTTCTTCATTATTTGTTCCGCCAGCTCCCCAAAAATATATTGTACCTCCATTATCTTGAGGATATTTATCATCATCTAATGGACCACCTTTTCCCCCATTTTTCCACCAACTCCATATTGTTGCGTGACCAGTAGCGTTATTAAAACCACATGGGGCACATATTAAAACACCACTTCTTCCTGGTCCAATTTCCTGTTGGATTTCATCTAAACTTGTAACCCTATCAATTTTAACATCAGGATTTCCCCATTTTTTCAATAATTCATTTTTAAGACCCATTGCGGATGTAACAATACCTGTACCTTTAAATGGTCCACCTTGTACTACAAAAGTTGGTTTCACACTTACCCCAGCGGCTTTTAGTGCCAATGACACTTTAGTTGCACACGTATTATAAACCTCTGTCCATGGTTTTACTCCTTTACCCGCTTCGACTTGTGCCATTTCTTTTGGAAAAAGTTCCTTCCAAATTGGCCTAGGACCATCATCACCTTCTCCCATTTTAAGATATTTAGTATAAGTTTGTTCTAATTGACTTCTATTTAATGATCTGGGGGATGACTCAAGTAGTAAACTTTCTTTTATAATTTTCTTAAGAACTTTTTTTAAATCAGATTCTGTTAGTTTTACAATTTTTTTCATATGTTATAAATATTAGTTAGATTCGGAATGTTTACGTTTAGGTTCCATCTTTTCGTAGAAACCTTCCTTAGACCCATTCCAATCCCAAGGCAGGTTATGTTTCATATTATATTTTATTTGATCGTCAGAGACTCCCTTTAACTTGGCAACCACCTTTTTAATAAGTGAATCCATATCATTTTCGTTTAATCTTCTCATATTAATAAATATATCACCAACGAGATTGATTACACTTACGAACAAAAAGATTTCTAATGTAATTCCCGTAGTTCTCCTCAACAATGTTATTTAACATACTGATGTCCATATCCGAACCACCCGTTTCGGAATTATCGTGAAAGAAATTCCAATTCTGACTAATAAATTCCTCAATAGATCTGTCTACAAGATTTTCAAAAAATGTATATGGGTTATTATTCTTACACCACCAAGCACCATCTTCATTTAGTTCATATCCTCCAACCTGATCTTCAACAATCTCAATAAATTGTTGTACTCGTCTAAGTAGATAGTTTTGGTTTTCAGTTATTATTATTTTCATCCCTCTGTATCAATAAAAATCCCATATTCAATGCTAATTGTATCTCTCGCATAATTAACTTCGCTAACGGTAATACCCCTAAGTGAACTACTACCTTTTATTATATTTAAATTTTGATCAAAAGTTAATTTATTAATAGAATTATAAATACTTTTTTGGTACTTATGTATTTCCTCTAATATCCCATCTGGCTCAAAATCACATTCACTACAATCTTGATTAATAACTTTAAGGTATAATACAAGTTCATAGATATTACCGGTGATCCTATCAGATTCAATTTCTACCTCCCATTTGATGTCATCTCTAATATTTCTTATAATTGATCTTGATACTATAATTTCTTTTATAAGATCAATTCTATCTAAAATTTCTTTTGAATATCTTCCCATATTACTTTCTTTTTTTTCTTCCCTGACAGTGTGCCCTTTGAGAAAAACCTTTAGGGTTACTACAATCTATAGATTTTTTATATTTTTGAGACCACTTTTCGGAAATCTCAACCCAATCCTCAACATTTATTTCTGAATCAAACCGTGATACATTATCATCAGATTGTTCATTAACAATTTTATTTATAAGATTAGTTAATTGTGTTTCAGTAAGCTTTACAACTTTTTTCATAACAATAAATATATCGTAAAACAAAAAATCCCCTTATTAAAAGGGGATCATTTTATCAAGTCCTTCGATTACTATTCCACACTGTTCGTATAACTCGTAGTTAAGGTCGGTTGTGTTTTTTGCTCTAATGGTTACCACCTGATGCTCTTCCTTTGTAATTGCAACCGTTGACCCATACTCAACCAAGAAAACAATAAAGTCATCTATGTCCATATCGTTATCTTCGGACAACTTCTCAAACAATATTTTCATTGCGTGTTTACGTTGGATAAAGTGATCGTGAACGGCTTTCCCACCTGCAATTACACCATCTGATTCCAATCCCGTTCTGAAGTAAGATATACCCGTTAAATCAAATAGGGGATTTCTATTCAGGGAGAAGAACGTGTCCAAACCAATGGGGTCATTTTTAATGGATTCATATAAACCAATCTGACATTTGAAAATATTTAATGTCATATCAATTTTCCTAATCTGAGAATCACTCAATCTCACTTTGTTCATCTTCTTCAGTGTTAGTTTTATAAGATTTAGGTTCAACAAAATTCATATCAAAGTTTTCCAACTTTAATATCATACCATCAATATCCTCACGAGAATAGAACGGAGCAAAATGCGGTCTATAATTAAATGGAACATTTTCACGTTCTTCCCATGACTTAAGAGTTTCCTCATGTTTGGGAATAGAATTCTTAAGGTACGTGTATTCCTTCCATTTGTTAAGGTCATCCTCAGATGGAACGAACATAAGATCCCCATAGTTATGGATACCAGACAAGTCAGGGTTGTTGGAATATACGTCAACAATTCCTTCGTCACCATCATATTGGTAACACAAATCCTGAAGGGTGTGAGTATTACAGATGTCCCAAGCTTTCCAATTACGACCATAAGATCGTACATCACAGATATAGAAATATCCATCTTTGAAACTGTGTACTATATTGGATGCCTTAGACTGAACTTCAAGTAGTTCGTCGATAGTAAGGTTCTTTAAAAAGTTGTCTATTCTCATACCACAAAGATAGAAATAAAAATCGGATTAATCCAAATTTTAATTCTTAAATTTTGCGTCGGAAAATGATTCAACATTAATAAATATATTAATTAATTTTTTTATTAAAATAAAATACCTATATTTGTAATAACTTTAAACTTTAAATAAAATTATTATGAAAACAAAAAAATTAACTTTATTAATGTTAACCATATTTTCGTTAACAAATTTATTAACTTCTTGCACAGAAACTAAAGCTCAAGAAATAGTTAAAGTTTTAAATTCTACCGAGTCCGTAGAAAAACCATTCTTATTTTTTAATGAGTTTGAATCCCTTGTCAAAACTAGATTTAATGTACCTGAGGGTTATACTCGTGTAGCGTCATCTGAGAGTTCTTTTGGTGGGTATTTACAACATCTACCACTAAAACCTCATGGTTCCCAAGTTTATCATTTTGATGGTACCTTAAAATACAACACATCCGCATATTGTGCGGTAGTTGATCTTCCACTTCGTGGGAATGCAAATCACCAATGCGCTGATGCGGTTATGAGATTGCGAGCTGAGTTTTTATTTTCCCAAAAACGTTATAGTGAAATAGAGTTTTTATACGTAAGTGGTAAAAAATCCAATTACTTATCTTACTTAGGTGGAAAAACACCAACCAATGAAAACCTTTGGTCATATATGTGTGGTGTTTTCTGTTACGCAAATACTTACTCTTTAAACAAACAACTAACCCCAAAGGGTATTATTGACCTACAAATTGGGGATGTGTTTATAATTGGTGGATTCCCAGGTCATACAGTTATTGTTGTAGATAAATGTGTGAACGAAAAGAATGAAGTTAAATTTATGTTGGCTCAAAGTTATATGCCGGCACAAGACATTCAAATCCTTGTGGGTGATGATGGGAAAAGTCCTTGGTATGATCTTAACTTTGGTGAACACTTGTACAGTGCGGAATATACGTTTTCTAAAAACGATTTAAAAACTTTTTAAACTAAAAAAACCCCACTGATGATGTGGGGTTTAAAATATTTATAGATATTAATAACTCCAAGTAGTGCCGTCGGCAGATCTATAAACACTTTTTAAATTTGGGGAATCTTTTGGTTTATCAATACTTTTTAAATTTAAGGGATCTTTTGATTTATCAATATTAATTTTACTGTCTGTAAATTGATTAGGTAAATACATTAAAGGTTTTGGTTCATCTTTTTTTGGAATTAACGAATTCACCAATGGTGATGGTGCAAATGGTGATACGACTTTAGTTGAGTCGTCAACATTATCAATAGGTGGTACAACTGGCTCTGATTTTGGGGGAACTTCTTTAAATATTAACTTTCCATCCGTTTCCTTTTTCTTAATTGCAGCTAATCCAGTTCCTGTTGCAACAGTCCAATTAGTAAATTTTCCTTTGGTTTTATATTCGTTTGCCTTAGTACTAGTAGGGGTGTCTTTAAGTTTAAATGAATACACATCCCCATCTTTTTTATAGTCGTAGTCTTTATCCTCACCAAAACTACCAAAAAGTTCTGCTTCAAATAGGTAATTTTTGTTAGACGCTCTTTTATGCATACCAAGGATCCTTTCTTTCTCACCTTCACTAATTACTAATAAATTATTTTTCATTTTAATGTAGTTTAATTTTTATCTTCTTCTATTTCGGTAATATCTTTCTGAGACATTCATATTCTCATCACCCCATACCTCATCATATTTTGGATTTTCAATCCATGTATCTTCTTGACCTAACTTTTCACTTCTAAGATATTGAACATAACTTTCTAATTCATCAATCACTTGTTGGATTCTTTCTTTTCTTCCTTTTGGAGTTATTTCTCTTGATAATCTTCTTTCTTGTGAAAGGTACCCGTATTCTCCAGATGGAGTAAAAATATTTTGGGAGTCATTCCCAAAGAATATATCATCCAATTTGGTTTGAGTATCCAAACCTTGTTCACCTTCACTTTCCCTTACAATTCTTTTGACAAGGTTGGTTAAGTCTCTTTCGGTTAGTCTTATTGTTTTTCTCATAATTTTGTTTATATATAAATACTTAGATTATTAAAAAAATTACTCATCACAACCTTGATCTAAAATATTGTCAAAATATTCTCTAACCTTGTCATGGAATTTATTATATACCCATTTATCCGCAGTTTCCGAGAAATCCTCAATCTTAGGCATATGTCTTTCTTCCCAATCTAACTGTAGATCTTCAGTAATAATATCGTGAATAACTGCGTTACGAACATCACCAAAGTAATCATAAAAAGCGTAGTACGGATCATATGTATAATCACAAGGGGGGTAGTAAGCCATCTTCTCATTAAAAAGTTGATCAATACGACCAAATCTTCGTTTAAAGAAAAGATCAGAAAATTGAGATTCCGTAATTATTATCTTCATAACCTATATATATTTACCCCAACTCTCTTTTATCCTTCTTGCAATAAAGTTTTTAATATTTTGTGGTAAATCATCAATACGAATTAAATAACTATCCTTAAAAGTTGATGGAATATTAGGAGCCTCAAAATACGATTCACCTTGACTAACAAATAAACTGATATAAACTCTCTTTGTATCAAAATGAATTTCCTCAATATATGCAGAATCGTTATGTTTATCCCATAGTTTAATACCCAATTCATTAATAAATTTGTTTGGTATCTTCCAATGTAAGTAATCGGTTTCAGTGGGAGTATACTCCTCATTAACATGAAAGAACTTTCCCATTTTTAATAATTGACTTTCAGTTATAATAATTTTCAAAATATTCCTTTAGTTTTGACTCATATCTTGAGTCCAAAAATCGTTTAATTGGTATGGAAAATTCATCCCAAAATATGTCTCCCCAACATTTTTCAATACCATACTCTACATCAAGTTGGTCATATGTGTAATTAATTGTTGTATCTATAAAACTTTCAATGGTATTACGAATTGACACAAATTCCCTCATAGCCTCATCAACAATATCGTCAACCCCATCAAGATCTATCCTTCTCTTAACACAGTTAGATAAACGATAATAATCCAATGATTCTTTTTGACTTTCAGTTATAATGATTTTCATGTATTAATAAATATCCACATTTTACAGATTAATAGACTTTCACTTTACATATAATAAAAAACCCCACCTGTTATGGATGGGGTTCTATAAATATTAATAATTGGTTGTTTTAATTAAGTGTTAAGGCATAATCCACGGCTTTTTTTGCGGCATCATCTCCCGTACCAAATTTTTTAAGACTTTGACCACCCTTTGTATATACCGTTAAGTTCCATTCACCATAAGGATCTTCTCCACAATCCAAAAATATATTTGGTCCCGTATTATGATCTCTTTTATACATATATGTACAACACTTATATGGACATTTTGATGTGTTGTATGAATTTGGGTCAACTTTTAATGTCCAACCCTTGGCTTTTAGTTTAGGTTCAATAATTTTACCCCAATAATCGGAATCTTGACCCCGTTCATCATTATTCTCAGGATCTTGACGATAAGGATCTTCTTGTTCCATAATAACTCGTTTTACAATACGGGTTAAATCTCTTTCTGTTAATCTAACTATTTTTCTCATAATGTTTTTAATAATCCAAATTTATTACTTTATCTTTTTTTGCTTTAAGACAATAGTTTTTTTGTATTTCTAAAGGCAATTTTTGAGTAGTGTTGAGTCTTTTCCCGTCCAACTTCAAATAATCATAACCACAAACATACGTAACATCAACATTATTAAAATGACCTGGTGCTACCCTACCAAGAGAACCTCCCACTTCTTTACCGTGATAATTAATTTGGGTACAATCTAACACAAGTTCATCTCCGCCAGGACTTGAGATGTCTTCAATTTTAAACACTCTACTATCCGCATCAAATGTTCTTCCAATTAAATAATCTAATACACTTACATCTGGGTATTCTTTCTGTTCACTGATAACTTGTTTAACGATTCTCATCAAATCTGATTCTGTAAGTCTTATAATTTTTCCCATAATTTTTAATTTATTAATAAATATCACGTAAAACAAAAAATCCCTCCGTTGAGGTGGGGATTTTAATAATAAATAGTAAAGATAGATAAGGAAACCAATAAAACTATCGTTGGGGGGGTTATTTATATATCGAATTAATAATAATCTCAATCATTTGATTAATATACGAATCTTTTCGATTCTCTAAAGCGGTATAAGCCCCATCATACCACATTACTTCATTTTTTTTAGTCGGATCGTGAAGATACATCAGTGTACCGGTTAATAAACTACCATATAACCCCTCAATTTTATTTCTTTGTTTATTAATTGCGTTCTTTAATTGTTCTTTATCGTACATTTTACGAATTGCAAATTTAACTGTTGAACTTAATTTACTCATTTCCTGACTTAATATGGTGGTTAATACCTTCAAATATAACTTAGCCGTCTCTTCACCTTTACCAAAATTTAGTTGTTGAAGAATGTTGGGGGAATATCCATTTATTTTTGTAACGTATTCAGATACCACATTATTCAATAACTCTTTAACATCAAGAATGAATGATTGTGCAGCACTTTGTTTAATTTCAGAATTAATGATGTTACGTGATGATTGTAAAATCTCATCATTATTTGTTTGTTTAATAAAATCAACCGTTTTTGGTCCCGATTCATATAATCCACGAATCCTACTCTTCTCTTCTTCGGTAATGATAAATCTACCCATAAAAATATTTTATTTAAATTTTTTAATAATCAAATGTTTCATCTTCGGTGTTACCCATTCCATAATTTGATTCAATTTCCATTCTTGCTTTCTTTTTAAGATATTCTAACTCCTCGTGATCACCTTTACAATATCTGATTGTTGCAACAATGTTTCCATCTTCATCCTCATCAACTCCCATTGAAGACATATTACCAAAACGGATACCTTCACAATCTGTTGTTTTAATGTCCCAATTGATATTTTCATCCATGTCGTAATCCGATTCTTCACTAAGAATACGTTTTAATTGTTTGGACTGTTGTTCTGTTATAATAATTTTCATATATGGTTATTTAGTTATAAATATTAAATAAAACAAAAAATTTTTCTGAAAGATTCACTTAAATAAATTAAAAAATCCGACGAAGTCGGGACGGGGTTCCGGCGCCCATTAAAAAGGCAGAAAATATTTATTATAGTAATCTCTAAGTTTTTGTTCATATTTTTTTGTAACAAATGATTCAAACTGATTATCGTCATCAAGACCTGTTTGATCAAAAAAATCATATTTAAAATAATCCCAAAAATAATTAAGAATGGAATTGTGAATAACATTTACCTCAAATTCCCTGTAGTTTGCCACATCACCAATCCAATCGTACATTGCGGTCACAATACATTTATCAAATTCTTTTTGATTAAAACGTCTCTTAAGAAATAGGGTGATATCATTTATTGCCATTATTAACAATCTTTTGTTTTCATATTATAGAAGTTTTCAATCTTCTCACCATGTTCATCCATCATTATATTAACAAAGTTTTCATAACCAATATGATTATAAATAAAATTTTCTATATCATCTATATCATAATCAGGATGTTGATATTGTTGGATAATTTCATAAACCACGTCGTTCACATATTTTTTTAACGTGGGGAAATAATGACAAAAATCAACACTCCCATAAAACTCATCCGCATCGTCAATCATATATGACGCCTCGTACATAATATCTTTTAACCTTCTTTGGAAACTAATAAGTTTATTACTCTGATCTTCCGTTATAATGATTTTCATATTAATAAATATATCGTTAAATAAAAAACCCCCACCTGTATTAGAGATGAGGGATTAATCGGTAGTTGGGGGATTATGAATATAATGCGTCCTGATTAAATTTAAACCTTTCTTCAAACTCAATAGAGTTTTTACCGTAGTCATATACATAATCATTAGTTACCCAAATTTTAATTAAGGGTTCACCATTGTTTGTTATTGTAATTAACTTTCTACCCCAATTCTCACCATACTCGTCGCCACCTGAATCCTTTTCAGTGTGAACGTGTGAATCAACAACACCAAGCACCCCATCAAACAACTCTGATATCTTTTCTTCTAAAGAATGCTGACTGAGGTAATCATGATGATTTTCAATCCAATTATCCAAGTCCTCAACTTGACCTTCAAAACCCTCAGATAATATTCGACCATATAAACCCTTTATATGATTCTTATCGTCTTCCGTAATTATTATTCTTTTCATATTATATTATTTAGTAATAAATATTACAGAAAATAAAAAAACCCCTCCGTTGAAGGGAGGGGATCATTTAAAAATCTTCTTCTTCTCTTTTGTCTTCTGGAAGCGTATTTAAATAGTCTGAATATAAATTTTGAACTTCTTCATCAGATAAATCAAATTTTTTATTAAAAAATTCTCTCATCCTTATCCTATCATCAAGTGTGACTTGATGATGTACTTGGGACCATGAAGGGTTGTAGTCATTCAAATGTAACATAGCTTTTGCTTTATACTTTTCCATCCAACGTTTCATTTCATCAAAAGCGCTACCATTATTCATTTCCACGATAGTTCGTTTAATAAGTCTTGTTAAATCAGATTCCGTTAATCGTATAATTTTTTTCATAATATATTATTTAGTAATAAATATATCATAAAACAAAAAAACCCACCTATAAAAGATGGGGGTGGGATTTTGAAACTAAGTTCAAAATTATCTCATAACCTGTATTTCATATCTTGGAGTCGGACCTGCTTCAGAATGGTTAAACATTGTAGTTGTAATTTTAAAGGTTCCACTTTTAATACCCGCAAAATTTGAAAAGTAACGGTCACGTCCGATATATGTAAATTCTTTACGACCATTAACATAGAAATCAAGTACTGCACTACCGTTTTTAACCGCACCACTATCCTTATACGTCAACGTCCATTTACCAGATAATTCTTTTTTATTTACTTTACCATAACCACCCATCAAATTTTCTACTTGGTCATAAATCCCATAATCAACCATAGATTGTTCTTCAATTGTCAATAAAATATCACCGTTACCTTCGGCGATAACTCGTTTAACTAATCTTGTTAAATCTCTTTCTGTTAATCTTATAATTTTTCTCATAATATTTTTTGTTTATTAATAAATATATCATTATATCAAAAAACTTATTAATTCTTTATATTTTTTCTGTTTTCCCACCATCGTATTTTTTTACACCTATCCTATAATCAATAACTCTTGGGGCATCAACATCAACCCACTTATTGTTAACTTTTTTTGAATAGGGGACGTTTTTAAGTTCGTATGTACCATCCTGTTTTATAATTGTTTGTCTTCTGTAAGCGTATTCATATTTTTCTTGTGAGGTAGGTTGTACTTGTGACGTAACAGATGGTTTAGGTTCAACAACAGGTGTTGGATATTGAGTTGTAACAGATGGTTTAGGTTCAACAACGGGTGTTGGATATTGAGTTGTAACTGATTGAGTTGGTTTCTTAACCAATCTTACTTCTTGAGGTTTTTCCCAGTAAATGTTAGGTTCATAATTTATTTCAACTGCGTAGTTAAGGTTACCAACAAAACAACCAGCTGGCGGGATCCAAACCCCATCTGGGTCTCGTTGTTTAGATTCTTTAGTCGACGTTTGCAATTCCCAATAAAAAAAAATATTACGAGGTTTATAATCAACATATTTATTATATTCCGTACTCATCATTGTATTTTTCCAAAAATTATTTGGGGATTTTAATTCACTAACTTCTTTATATATTTTTTTATTAAAAAAATTATATGCCGAATTAAAACATTTTGTCCCCTCCTTTAAACCAAATCCCTTTAATCTTTGTTTTAAAGAACTTATCATATCACTAGTTTTAATATAACCTTTACCCACCCAATAATCCTCCGTAGAAAGAGAGTTATCAGATTCTTTTTTCCAAATTCCGTATTGTTTTTTATATTTTAATAATCTTGGATCTTTAGGGTTATCAACAAGAATTGGTTGTTTAGGGGATGATTCGTTAATTACCCTTTTAACGATACGGGTTAAATCTGACTCTGTAAGTTTAATTATCTTTTTCATATAGTAATAAATATACCATCACTCTATAATGGGGATATTATTTATTTTTAAGTTACTACAAACTTCTTTTAATAATTTGAGATATTCCTCTAAAGGTAAATTATTCTTGGATGAATTAACAAATTTGGTAACTAAAATAGTGTTGTCAATAGTATACCCTAAATTACTATCAAGTCTATCTAATGACACACCATACCAATCATTTTCCTCCATAACCAACGTTTGGTTAGATATAAAACATTTACCTTTCTGTTCATTTAATTTATGTTGAATTATCTCATCAGTAATTTCAAAAACCAACCCTTTCCTAATTGACCGGTGTTTGGCACTCTCAACCCTAAATCGTATTAGGTTATTATCCCTCCATTTTTTTTGATTGTTAATATATAATTTTTTTTCATCTTCAGTTTTATTCTTATAATTGTCCGATATACACTTCTTACACCTATTCTTTCTTCTTGGGTAAAACATAATATTGTTATTTTCACCACATATTACACATAACTTTTCCATATAATATAAATATCTGTAAAAAAATTTTATATGTTTTTTTTCACAATTTTAACCATAAAATTCTAAAAATTTTTTTTAGTATATATGACCTTTTTTTAAAAGAGGGGTCTTGTTTTAGAAACCCCAAACCATTAATAAGACATAGGGAAAAATATCAATTTTTTTTCTAGAATTTTTTTTACCAATATTTCATTCACGCCATTGAACCCCCTTTCTACCTGTCAAAATGTCATATATGGGGGGGATACGGAGGGGGGGAGGGGTACATATG